TACCAGTACGTTCCGATGCTGGATGACGCCAACATCAACGACCAGGGCATCGACACCCTGGGCGCCTCGACCGCGATGAAGGTCACCCTCGTCGTGACCATGTCGGATGGTACCATCCCGCCGATCCACCGGATCCACGGCATTCCGTTCGGCAAAGCGTTCCGCTTCGTCGGCGAAGGCGCCAACGGTGCTGCGGCTTCCGATGATGTCCGCGCCAAAGTGCTCAACTGGGCCGCTCAGATCGCTGCTGCTGGCGGTCCTGGCCTCACCCCGGCTGGCGCTGATGACGACGCCAAGTTCGCCATGATCGTCACCACCGGTGCCGGTTCGGCGTACAACCTGGGGTACCGCTTCAAGGATCTCGCCGGTAACACCATCGCCACTGCTCCGGCCATGGATTCCATCGGCGTTCCCCAGTTCGGCAACCTCTACGGTTCGAGCAAAGACATCGGCGCGATCCCGGGCAAAATGCCGGTCCTGTCCGAGGTCGGCGGCAAAGTCAACCGCGTTGGCTTCACCCGCATCGAACTCGAAGGCACGCTGAAGAAGTACGGCTTCTATTCCGACTACACCCAGGAATCGATCGACTTCGACACCGACGCCGAGCTCGAGATGCACATCAACCGGGAGATGATCTTCGGCGCCAACGAGATCACGGAAGACCTCCTGCAGATCGATCTGCTCAATGCGGCCGGCGTGGTTCTCTACGCTGGCGGCGCAACTTCCACGGGCGCCCTGACCGGCGCTGGCACCGCGACTGTCGTCACCTACGGCGACCTGTCCCGTCTGTCGGTGGAGCTGGACAACAACCGCTGCCCGAAGACCACCAAGGTGATCTCCGGTTCCCGCATGGTCGACACCCGCGTTATCCGCGGCGGCCGCGTGATGTTCGTTGGTTCGGAACTGACCGAAACCCTCGAGCGCATGACCGATTATTTCAGTGCCCAGGCGTTCATCGGCATTCAGCACTACGCCGATGCCGGCACCATCCTCAACGGCGAGATCGGCTCGGTCGGTCCCTTCCGTATCGTGGTGGTTCCGGAGATGATGCACTGGGCTGCCGCGGGCGCCAACGAGGGCACCAACCTCGGCTACCGCGCGACCGCTGGTAAGTACGACGTGTTCCCGATGCTGGTTGTCGGCGACGGTTCGTTCACCACCATCGGTTTCCAGACCAGCGGCAACAGCGTGAAGTTCGTCATCAAGCATGCGAAGCCGGGTTCCCCGGAGTCCTATGCCAATGACCCGTACGGCGAGACCGGCTTCATGTCGATCAAGTGGTACTACGGCTTCATGGCTCTCCGTCCCGAGCGCATCGGCCTGATCAAGACCGTTGCCCGCGTCTAATCACCAACAGCAGGCCAATGGCCCCGGGGGTAACACCCCGGGGCTACCCTGCTTCTAACCCACAGTCGTCCGACACTCACAAGGACAAGGAGATCAAGATGAGCGACAAAGACGAGATGAGCATGGAACAGGCAAGCAACGATACGTCAATGGATGAGGCAGTCGAAACGATCGATGAGCTCGCGCTGCTGAAGCAACGCGCTGACCTGATCGGGGTCAAGTACGGCGCCAACATTGGTATCGAGAAGCTGAAGGCCAAGATCCAGGAGAAACTGGAATCCGACCCCAGTGATCCGGCGCCCCAGGGCCTGTCCGACGAAGAATTCGAAGCGTTCGAGGCGTATGACGCCATCGCCGATGAGCCCACGCGGACGGTTGGCCAAAGTGAAACTGCGGCCGACATTCGCATGAAGCGCCGGCAAGCGGCGTTGCGCCTGGTTCGCGTACGTGTGACGAACATGAACCCGCTGAAGTCCGGAGTTCCCGGGGACATCTTCTCGGTTGGCAACTCGGAGATCGGGTTCATCAAGAAGTTCGTTCCGTACAACTGCGCCACCGGCTACCACATTCCCCAGATCATCCTGGATCACCTGCGTGAGCGGCAGTACATGACTCACTACGACGTGAAGATCGGGAACAAGACGGTGACCAAGAACAAGCTGGTTCCGGAAATGGCGATCGAGGTTCTTCCGCCGTTGACGGCCGAAGAGTTCCAGGAATTGAAACAGCGCCAGCTGATGGCCGCCGGCAAGTCTTCCGATCAGTAACCAGGAGCCTGACCAATGTCGATCGTTCTGCAGCCAGTAGATCTAAGCCTTGACGGCTGGGTGCCCACAACCCTGCAGGCAGACAACGCCGAGCAGGGTAAAGGTGTGGATGCCCACATTCTCGATGCGCCGATCAAAAAACTCACGACTGAGCGCCTTGATGGGTCCGGTGTATTTGATGTGCTCATGCGAGCAACCAAAGTCCACCTGGCCGAGGAATACGACAACAACCGGATCACCGGTGCCGAGTACGCCACAGTCTACCTCGGGGCTCTGACTGCTGTGCTGCAGAACTCGATTCAATACATGCTCAGTGAGCATCAGATTCGCAAACTCCACGCCGAGATCGGCCTGGTTCGTCAACAGACGATTACGGAGTTGGCTCAAACAGACGACAATCTCCCGATCGGTCTTGGGTTCAATTTTGTGCCTAAAGGCACGGTCTCTATCCCACCGGTGGGAGGTAACTAATGGCAACCGAACCAGAAGGCACTTCTGCCTGTTATGACCCGCTGACAACCTACACGCCACCTGCGGGGCGTCTTCCGGTCCTGGGTAAGATCAGGGCTGAGGTTGATCATATCCGGGCTACAATCGTCAATGACCGCAATCGAACGGCCAATGAAGTTCTGAAGATCCAGGCTGAGATTGCAGCTCTGGCCGTTGAGCAGGAAAAGATCGCCATGGAGCGCGATCGCATTGCTGCCGACATCTTGAAAATCAATGCTGAAGTCCTGGCCTTGGAAGTTGAAAAGGATAAGTTGACGGCGGAGAAAGACCGGATCATCCAGGAAGGCTTCAAGATCCAAGCGGAGATCGCCGCCATTGCCACGCATTCCGATAACGAAACGCAACAGACGATCAACGATACGACCCGGGCGACGAACGACACCAACAAGACCAATGGCGAACTCCAGGCTCTGGCGGATAAAACCGCGGCTGAAGTTGATCTGCTCAATCAGAAGACGCAGACGGAGCTGGCCAACGTTGCGGACACCGTGCTCAGCGGTACGGTTACTGGCCTGGTTGGACAGCAGAAAGCGCTCTTCGCCAAACAAGCTGAAGGTTTCGATCGGGATGCCGAACAAAAGTTGGCCAAGATCATGGTCGACACCTGGTCGGTTCGTATGACGGCCGGAGACAACGCATTGGCTGGAACCGCTTCGCTGGGCGAGGAGCACATTAAAGCTGTTTTGAATGCAGCAAGAACGGGAATAAATGTAGCCACCGTGGCATAGGAGATGTGATTTGGGTTGGTGGAGCTCTAAACGAATAATCACCTGTACGACGGCTACAATGCACATGGCCACCCTGCCCGAGAAACCTTACGCGGAGGCCGTGTGCGGAGCTATACTTAAAAATGAGCCCCTTCTTGGGGCCATGCTTGCTGTCGATATGAAGGGAATGGGGAACGATGTAAAAAGATTTTTTGCTTACGCACGTGATTCATACACCTTGGGATTGCCGGCTGGTATGACCCAAGTCACCGGCACTGCTAATATCTCTGCCGTCGAAGCAGCCATCATAGACAATCTTGATATTACAGACCCAATAGATGTTATTGGGTCTTCTTATATTGTGGCCACACCAGAGGTTGCCGCGTATTTTTGGCTCGAAGCAAATCGTGATTATGATAAGACAACCAATGAAGTCGGTATCCGCCCCGTAGGGATGACCTGGGTTTACAATCATACTGAAGAGCAGGATGAAGCTTATTATCCAAAAAAGGTTAAATATCTGACCTCCAGGTTAAGCGAAGACGGTCTTAGTTTAATTATCACCTATAGCGGTTATATCGTATTTAGTATGATCGAGTATGAGGGCGGGCAGCAGAATGGAGATGCTGAGTCTCATATCGTTTTAGTTGAAGTAGCAAATAATACGTTCGAAGAAACCATTTCTCTACCTTGGTTAGCAGATGTTGCCTGGGGCCAAGAATATCTGGTCGCTTACTATGTTCGGTATACAGGTACGCCGCCTGTAGCTTCTGACGTTTTGAACTGGTTTTACCAATTAGGGACAAATGTTTACCCAGCCATTGAGCCGGGTATTACGCCTCAAACCACCTCTGGTAACTATTTGCCAGTTGTCCCCATTCGTTATTTAAATAAGGATATGACTCGTGAAGAAGTGCGAGAAACTCCATTATATATAACGAGCAAAAAACTACTTAAAAAACTTGAGTTGGACATTGATGCAATAGCTGAAAAAATAAATACGCACCCTGACGTAGCAAAATTCGATCATGCTTACATTATGTTCGGTGTTGATCTGGCTTTAGAAAGTAGGACTAACAACATATATCTGCACATGTATTTTGAGCGTATGTCAGAATTCGAAGTAACGCATGAGGCCGAGTTTTTATCCAAGGTTGGTCAGCCAGCGTATACGGATTATGGCAGGGAACCGGTTAATGCGTATCGCGCAGCAGCCGGAACTAGCCAGGATTTTACTGAGCATGGTTTGGATTTGACGATTAAATGGGATTACATCAAGATTTACATCGAAACAGGACAGTTACCAGATATTGCAATTGGCGATGTTAAAAGAGAAATCGTTCCTTACACAATTGATGTAACAACATTGAGTGGCTATGACCCTGAAAGTGGCGTGCCACTTTATTCTACTGTTCAAGTAGATAAATGTTATCTAAAATTACAAATGCAAACCACCACGAACACAATTAAGACTATTGATGTTTATGGTCTTGAAATAAATAACATGATTTATAAAGGGCATGGTGTCGATACGTCTTTGTTGGATGTTTATAACAACCCGGACGAACATAATTTGATAATTCCAGTTCACTACGAACTCGCACAAACAATGATTGGTAAAGAGCGTAATGAGTTTTATACCAATAGCCTCCTGATGATTATCAATAGTTATGAATCTACAGGTACGAAATGGTATCAAAATTCTGCTTTTATAGGCATAGTAAAAGGTGCTGTATTTTTAGTTAGTTGTTATTTCTTTTTTACGTCTAGCTGGTTGTTTATGTTAGTACAACTACTAAGCGCTGGGTTTTATGCAGCAGCAGCAGCCATGATTGTTATTGGCTTGGCTGCAATGTACGCATTGAGTGCGGTGCTTGATTACCTCACGGACTGGATTATTAAAACGTTTGGTACAACGATTGGTCTATTTATCGCAGCCATTGTGGCTATTGTTGCTGCCTTCTCTGGTCAATTTGGAAATTTTTTTGGTACCCTGGGTGAGTTTGTATGTGTTACAGCCCAAGATTTATTACAAATCTCCCAGGCTATTATCTCCTCTGCCAACGAATTTTTGTTGGAGGAAGCGGCTAGTATTGAGGGGCATTATTACGCGTTTCAGGCAACATTGGCGGAACATGTCACTGAGTTGGCTAAAATTACCGATTTGCTGTATGAACATAAAGTAAACCTTAACCCCCTGATGTGGACGGCTCCGGCTAAATTCCAGGTCGTTCGCAATGAATCTCCGACCGATTTTTTTAATAGGAATCTAAACCTGGTTGATAATACAATGTCGACGATCCACAATCAGATCCCCTCGTTCATCTCTTCACGCTTGGCCCTGCCCAAAGGGCCGGCAGTATTCTTAACATAGGAGGCTATTATGGGCTGGATGGAAGAAGTTTCCTCACTGTTTGGCTCGAAACCCGATGCCGTACCCAAAAGCGTTGCGCGTGTGCCGCGCTCTTTGATGTCGCCGGTGGCAGTATCACCATCCCAGAACCCAGTAATGTCCCAGCTTATGGGTATTGGTCAAAAAAATTATTCTCCTGGCGGAGAATTTATGGGCGGCATGGGGCCAGTCACGAAATCGACTTTTGATGAAAGCCCATTTGCTAAGGCGGGAACCGGTAACGAAGGGCCTCTTGGCAAATGGACCGGTTATGCGGACTATGGTTTACAAGGTGCGGAAATTGGACTTGGTATTTTCAATGCTCTCGAACAGAAAAAAGTCAATAAGTTCATGCAGAGCTATTATGAGAATCAAATGAAAACTGGTAAGCTTGACTTCAATAACGCAGTTCAAGCGGCCAATCTTGGGTTACAAGGAAAAACGGAACGAGAGCTTGATGCTCGTGGAATTCTGGCTGGAACCCAAGAAAGCAAAGATGCGATCGCCGCTACGATGAATGAATGGGGCGCTAAGTCTCTGGCGTAAGGAGGTAACCAATGGCTTTCGAACCATTTTACAAGCGTAGCGTAAGCGTAGACGCCCCTGGTATGGCCCTCATCGAGGGGCAAAAACAGGTTGGGCTGTCTTTAAAAGATGCGTTGTCTGGCGTCGGTGAATTGCTCAAGAAAACCGAGCAAAAATACATCGAAGAAAATACGTTTAACCTACAGCAGAAGCTGAAAGATAGCATTCTGGCTGGCGGTCTCGGACAAGATGCCCCAGATCTTGCGAATATCAAGCACGAGTACGGCAAGCTGGCGGATATGGGTGCGCTGGAAAAGACAGTTACCGACACACGCAACAAATTGATGTCTGCTGCCGCCGATACTGCACACCTGACGGCCATGACTACATTGGATCAAACCAGGGACATTACGGCCGCCGGCAGTGCTTTCCGAAAGTCGTTGCTGGAAGCCGGGATCAAGCCTGAACAGGCAAACGTTCTTGAATCTCAGTGGCGTCAGAACAATGCATTCCGCGGTGAGGACATCGTCAAACAAGACGCTCGCACCATGACGGAAAAGTTGACTGAGTCCTTGGATACCTACCGTCGTGCGGGCGGGTCTTTATCTGCGGAAGAGATCGATCAGAATATTGCCGAGAGTGTGCCGTCGTATCTCCAGGGAGAGTTCAAGCAAAAGGCCAAAGATCTGCGCGTCAAAGAAGGTGCACTAAATCAGACCCAGGAAAACGAGTTGAAGTACGTCGACCAGACGTTCCTCAATCAAAAGCAGCGTGCGAAGATCGAAGGTGATTCGAGATTGGCAGTCGCTAAAACTCAGCTTGATCGTTCAGCGATCGTTCCCAAAGAAATCTATGAAGGAACGGGCAAATTCATTGCCGAACTGGGGGGCGTTGGTGCCGCTGTTGACAAGCAACTGAATGGTCGTTGGTTTGCTTTCGGAGACTCGAACCTCAATGGTGAGTCCGCAGTAAAAGCGATCTACTCGATGCGCAACCAGCTGATCAACAGCGGTGTTCCGCAAACCGATGCAGATGCGATTATTCACGCGGCGTACGCAGAAGCAAAACTGCCAGGCATTGGCGACACTTACAGTCTTGATGGCGGGCGATTCAAGAAGGCGGCTGCGAACTATTTCGCCCGCTACCCGGTGTACGCCAAAGCCATGGCGGATTACAACGAAGTGGCGAAGCAGGAGCAGGAGCGCCTGCTGAATCTGGATAAACAGCACGCGGACACTCTGTTCGAGTACCGCAACAAATATCAAGAGGGGAATCTACTTGGTAAAGCTACGTCGCTGACCAATCAATTCAAGGATAGTTTGAGTCGTGCTGACTTTGAAAAAGCCGATCCGAAGGAGATTACCGCAAGAGTGAACAAAGCTGCGTTAGGTAACGATCTTGATCCCAAAATGGTTCAGACATTTATCCAACTTGAATCGGGCGGAGATGTTGGCGCCATCAATAAAGAGACCGGAGCCAAAGGCGTCCTGCAATTGCTGGGGCCGGCTGCAAAAGATATGGATGTTGTGGGGAAAGAGTTTGATGTTGATCTCGTTGTTTCCCGCATGCCGATCAAAATTAAGAATGACGCGGCTGAGTTGATGAAGGTAGGGGAAGATCCCACTGGTCCGAATTTGTACTTGGCCTGGCAACAGGGCGGCCGCGGCGCTGCTGAGATTTTTGCCAGTGCAAAGACAGGTAAGCCATTGTCTGAGGCGCGTCTTCAGAACATGAAGGCCAACCTGCCGAGCAATTTGAAAAATACAGATACGGCCACCGATCCGGCGAAATATATCGCCTACTGGCAAGAGCGCTACGGCATGGTTGAAGCTCAAGTCGGTCAGAGTAATCTGATGGACGCTGCTGCAACTCCTCCGGCAGGAGGGGGCAAAGGTGATATTACTCTCGACGAGTTAACTGGCAAACTGGGCGGTGGTGCGACTGGTGGTATTCCCGAATTAGGCGGGCTCAATTCAGCACCTGATGTGCCCGCACCAGCAGCCGCACCGCCTGCTGTAGGCGCAGTTACGGCCGGCCCCAGAAAAGAAGAATCTGGCGACGAGTTTCTGGCGAAAATTTGGGGCCGAATGAAAAAGTCAGTTCAAACGGACCCGGCAATTGTTGAACAACGGCTGGCGCCGGATGTAAATAAACGAGCCGATCTCCTGGTTAAGCAATCACCGGCGGAACAGCAACAGGCCATTGATGAGGCCATGCAAGTGAATCCGGTGTTTGGCGAGATGCTAGCCAAAGCCATTGCAGCCAGACTCAAAGCGTAACAAGGAGTCAGCCCCTTGAGCCTTTTCGAATCTGCCGACTGGTTTCAGCTGGCTCCAGACGCTCAGGAGGCAGCTATTGCCCAGGACTTTGCTCGCCTGGTGCAGGGTAATGCCAATTTTCAATCGGCCGATCCGGCCACTCAAGAGCGTTATCGCCAAGCTCACAGACAGTTGGTCGAAGAACGCACCTATAATAGCCAACAAAACCCCAAATGGGCTGAGGCCCGGGATGCGCAAATAACGGCCGAGTACCAGGGTACCGGTGCCAACCTATTCGATAAGCTGATTGGTTCGCACAGCGATGTCGTCGCGCGTGGCGCGCTGATTCCAGGGATGACGCAAACTGGCCCAACCGAAATGGATTGGGCTACAAGCGCCAGCAAATACATTGAGAAGCGAAATCTCGCACCGCAAACGGAAGAACGCAAGCAGCTGGCTGCAGACATGGCCAGTTGGAACAAGTCGTGGGATCACGGGAATGGGTGGGATAAAACAGCGGCTAGCCTGAAGTTGGCCGCCGATATTATCACCAATCCGGTTGCTATTCTGGATGTAGCTGCGGAGTCAGCGGCTTCGATGTCAGTCATTGGTGCTGGTGGTGCTGCAGGTACTGCAGTGGGTAGCGGTGTTGCAGCTGCTACCAGTGGCTTGACTGCGCCTGCGATTCCGCTATTCACCGCGGCCGGAGCATTTTCAGCAGAGGCTGCTGATGCCGCCTCTTCCAAATTTCTCGAAAAACTCGAGACCCGTCTTCGTGATGCTGGGATAGATCCGACCCCCACGAACATCAAAGTCTGGATGGACAACAACCAGACTGTCGTTGCGCAAGACCAAAAAGATTCGATGATTTACGGCGGGGCTCTTGGCGCTGTAGATATCGCGCTTGGTGGGTTCTTCTCGAAGCTGGCCTCATTGCCTACGACAATGGCTCGGCGAGCTGCGTTGAAAGCAATGCCAGCCGAGATGACTGAACAGTTGGCTAAGGTTGCTGCCCGAGAGGGCAAATCCGTGAAGGAGCTCACGGATGCCGTCGTCAATATCCAGGCATCTGAGATCCTGCGGGCCCAGAGCTTCAAATCCAAACTTGGATTCAAGGGGCTGTCCTACGGTGGCGAGGTTCTCAGTGAGCCGGCGTCCGAAGCTGTTGGTATGGTTGCCTCGGGCGAAGAGATCAAAGCCGACGATCTGATCTACGAAACGATCGGCGGTATCGGTGCCGGCCCGTATGGCTCAGCAATCAACATGGCAATGTTCGGGGCGTCTGTCCCGGCAGACAAAGCCAAGGCCTTTGCCAAAGAGTTGTTGACCAGCACGCCAGAAAGCCGCGCCCAAACGACGGCCCTCAAAGATGAATTCAAAGCGACCCAGGCGCGCGCACAATCGCAAGCGGATCTCGATTTCAAAAAAGTCGTGGCTGAAACGGATGTCCATGACGAGCAAGTAATAAATTGGTCCAATCCTGATCATACGGACTTCAATCCGGCCAAAGCGATCGGCGTTCTGTCGAAAGCGCAAGAAACCGATGTAGATGCGCTGGATAAAGCCACAAAATTGTCCAGTAATACTTTCCTGGATATTCTCAAGACGACCCAAAAACTGGTCGACATGAAGGCCCAGGAAAAAGAACTGCGTGACGCCGGTGAAATTACCAAAGCTGACAAGTTGAAGAAGGATCAGGGGATTCTTGAGGGGACGCTGGCCAGTAAACGTGGCGAATTGAACATTGTCAACCAGGCCTTCGCGGCCATGAAGTTGAAAGCCAGTGAAGCGGCCAAAGCCAAAGAGGTCAATCCGGTTGAAGTCGGGGTGTCGACCGAAGAAGAAGTCAAAACGAACATCATTGATTCACTTGGATCCGCTGGGTCTGGGAGAATTACCAGAGATGGGCTGAAAAAGATCACTGAACAGCCAGGCAACCACTCACCAGAGCTGGTTGAGGCTGCTGAATCGATTCTCAAAGCCAATGTGGCTCAGGAAAACATTGAAACGCTCGCCAAAAGCAACAATGCTGGCGATGCATCTGGCAAAACGATGGTCGATGTCAGTGAAGACATCTACAACGGGCCGAAAAACGCTGATTTCAAGGGCATCAACGGTTACAAGCAAGCCGTATCGCTGCTGCTCGGCAAGGGTGATGTCACCGGGGCCCTGAAACAGCTGACCGGCTTGCAGGAATTCCGCGATGAGAAGATTCGCAAAGCGGAAATGTCCCGCGGCATCTACGATACGCTGAAAGCGGCCGGCTGGAATAAGTCTGCGCTGTCCAAAGCGCAGAACGAATTCATTGCAACCATGGATCTCCAGTCCCGGGCCATGAATGGCAAGGGATTCTACATTGACGGCAAGTCGCACAAGCTGATTGGCGCAATGGAAGCGGAAGCTGAGGCGCTGACGCTTGAAGCAGACGCGCTGAACAAGATCATAGCCCTCAAGAAGGGCATGCCTAAGTCTACCCCTGCGTCGACAAATCAAGCGGCTCCTGCGGGCAATGCGGAAGCCTCAGCACCAACGCCGGCTCCGGCGCCAAGGGATTACACGAAAGCAACTGATGAATGGCTAGCGGCTGCGATTGAACGCGGCAGTCTCCCGGGCGTCCTGGACACCCCTGAGAAACAGGAAACGTTCAACCAGATCAAAGCTGAATACAATTCACAGGCTCGACAAGACGCTAGAGCAAAAGCAAAGGCTGACGCAGCTGCAGCGGCCGAAGCGGACGCAGCCGCGAAGGCCGCGGAAGCAGCGGCAGCTCCAATCACACCGCCGGTCATTGAAACTCCTCCGGCAGCGGAAACTCCTCCGAAGAAAAAACGGAAGACTCCCGCAGTTCGCAAGCCAAAGCCCATTGGGCGCAGCCTCATCGGCGCCATCAAAAAGCTGGGCGGTATCAATGCGAAGTCATTCGATGACAACCTGGATAGCGAATACCGTAAAGGCGGTCGCGCGCTTAATGTTGTGAACGACAAAGGCCGCGGTCTTGATGACATGGCGGCCATGCTGATTGAGCACGGCTGGCAAATTGATGATGATGGCAATGGCCAACCGGATATCACGCACCTGGCCCGAATGATCGAGGATGAGCTCTCAGGAGATCCGGATCGGCGGCCGATGCATCCAGATGATGCGGAACTTCGGATTGGTAAACGTCCCGAGCCGATCGATGTCGGGGTCATTGAGGACAAAATCGCTGTTTTGCGGGCAAAAGTACGGGAATGGCGTGGGCGTAGAACCCCCAAAGACACGAGTAAATTGCACGAAAAAATCGGTAAATTGCGGGAAGAATTGGCTGCCGCAATCAAGCACAATAAGCAATTTGCTCCAGTTGATTGGGATTCTGACGGCCGGGGTCAAGATCAACTGGACGAGAATATCGACGATAGTGATGGTCAATACGTCGATGAAAATGACATCCCTGACTACGGGGATGATTACTTTGCGGGGCTAAACGACGATCGATATGTCGATGAACAGATTGACTCGACAAACCAGGCGCTGATTGATAATGTGGTCCCCGATCCGTACAACGAGATCGATGACCTTCTTGTAGTTTTGGCAGATGAATGGCGAAAAGTACTGAATATCAGCGAAGGTGTTGAACTGACCTATGCTGACTTGAAGGCCGAATTGGACCAGCAGATCCAAGAAATCAAAGACACGATGAAGTGCATTAAGGGCTAAAGGACGATGCCATGATCAAAAAACCAGCCGTGTTCCAGCCGACGTTGCTTGAGCCCCAGGGCATCAACAATTATTCCGGGAAGACGTTCCGGTGTTTCACCAAAGGTGACACGTTGCCGTTCAGGTTTACTTTCAAAGACGGTGATGGGTTGCCTTTACCAGGCGCCGATGCTTACGATGTCTATGTCGAGATCGCTAATGAACTAGCAGAAACTCCTGTAACCGATCAAACTCAAACGGCCGTTGTTGCAACTATGACGTGCGTAGACGCCGTTAACATGATCTTTGAGGGGTCAGTTACCGATACGCAAACTCTGTCACTTAAAGCTGGTATGGCTTACGCTACAGCTAAGTATGTGACTGATATTGGCGTAACCCATATTATCGATATGGCCATGCTCGAGGTTTACCCGGGCACCTCCTTCACCGTTCTGTAGGAGTTCCGATGTCAACCAATTATGCTGATTCATCGGTCATCGTAGTACCTCCGATATCCGACACGGTAATCACCGTATCCGGTGATACGATCGCTGCTGTGAATGTCAATCCGGCGCCGACAACAGAAGTTGTTATTGAAGTATTCGGAATTCGTACGATCCAGGGGGTTGATGGTGCTGATGGGGCAAATGGCGCAGATGGGGCTCCCGGAGCTGATGGGGCAGATGGAGTTGATGGGACAGCCGCATTACTAGCGTTATGTGCCGACACCCTCGAACCAACTGGCTGGGTTGACCCAGACAACATCACCGTCACATATGACAGCTCTACACTCAAAATAACCCTATCCCATGCAAGCGGAATTCTCGAGTATTATTGGCGCGGGGAGTTGAAATCGCTTGCTTCACCATGGACCAGTGATGCACATTTCCCTTTCATCATTAGCAATACAAGGTATTTCCTTTATAGCTCAAATGGAACCACATTCTTCTGGTCATCCAGCGCATGGAATTTCAATGATTTAATGGTGGCTGTTGCATTTTATGACAACGGTTACAGCGAATGGTGGGCTATCCGCGAAGTGCATGGGCTAATGCCGTGGCAGGCACATGAGGAAACTCATGATCTCCTCGGCACCTACCGTAAAAGTGGTCTTGGTTTAACCGCTGGGACGTACAACACGAACAGTCCAGTTGATGCGGATAATTGCCCTGGCTTTGCCGCGGGTGTTATTAAGGATGAGGATTGCCTCACTACCATACCACTTACCAGTGAGGGAAGTTACACAACCCTCCGCATTGGTGCGGCCAGTGCTGTCGTATTTGACACGGCAGCTACATTCCCATTTCGTACAAGTGGCAGTTCATTCCCACTGGTAAATAATCCAGTTGTTGGTAATGAAACAGCGACGGTGACGGGGCGCTACATCAACGTGTATGAAGTGTTACTCCCCGCATGCCTGGGCACAAGTAGTCAAAAGCGCCGCCGTGTTTTGCTCCAACCACAAGCAGCATATACCTCATTGGCTGCTGCCCAGGCTGAGGATTTTAGGAGTTTAAACCTTGGCGGCCTTAGCAACATTTCACCAGAATTCGTCGCATACACCCGCATCACATATGTCACGTCGGCTGGTGATACCGGGGCTACTGGCAAGTGCCGAATAGCCACGAACGGGATTAGCTACGTAGTTGGAAGTCGTGCTAGTCAAGTATCCATAACAACGGGGGTTATTCCGACAGCGGAAAATATCTACGCACCAGCTACCAGTGGTTTGACCGAGGGAACAGTAGCGTCACAGCTTCTCGAACTTGATACTGAGAAACAAGCGGCTCAGGATGAAGTGCTGGCAATTGCTTGTTCAGATGAAACATCCGCGCTAACCGCCGGGACTACCAAGGTTACGTTCCGGATGCCGTATGCTTTCACCCTGACCAGCGTCCGCGCGCAAGTCAACACAGCGCCGACTGGAGCTACGCTGATCGTGGACATCAATGAAAGCGGTGTGTCGATCCTATCGACCAAACTGAGCATTGATGTCAGTGAGAAAACCAGCGTGACGGCGGCAACACCTGCAGTAATTTCCGACACGGCACTGGCCGACGATGCGGAGATCACAATTGACATTGACCAGGTGGGCAGCACGGTCGCTGGCAAGGGGCTGAAGGTTTACCTGCTCGGGCGGAGGGCATAACGTGGCGCCGTTCTTGCTCAACTCATTTCTCAGTGGCATTGCCTACCTGCTCAAGACGGCGTTCGCCGCCGCGACTCCTGCGACTCTGACCAATGGGCAGGTGCTTGATACCGCTGCCGAGGGGATGGTGGTGGGGGGCGGGACAGCTTATGACTCTGATGCAAACTATGCCGTAAGTCTCTCCACTTCAGGGTTTTATAACAACGAGTCAGCATCTGCTGGAAGTGGTTTTGGCGTTCTTGGTGTAGATTGGATAACGGTACCAAGGTCTGCTGGTCGAGTCATAAAAGGGACGATGAAGATTAGCAGCATTGCTGCTGGTAAGTTTTCACCTTGGATATGGTTAACCGATGATGCTACCGCACCTCCAGCAAGCAGCAGAATTTATCAATGCGTGTTTGCTTCTGACTTGTTAGCGTTTGCAGAGTGGGACGCCTCAGATGCTTTGACTGTGAATCCAACACAACCATCTGCTATATCGGCTAATACTTGGTATGATGTCGCCATAGTGCTACGAAGCGCAGGAGCGTACTTCTTCACAAAACTTGGTGGTGCGTGGACGCTTATTGGGGTTGCTGAAGGTAACTCGGCTGCAACGATGTATTTGAACACAACTTGGAATGCGGCAGCAAATGCTGGGATAGGAACTCTTGGCTACCTCGCTGTCACTGAAACCCTCTACCCCAATCTTGTGCAGACGGTGGCAGAGGATGATTTTAATAACTCAACCGGCAGCAATGTTGCATTGACCGCATGGACTCCAGACAAAGGTGGTGTGTGGGAACTTGGATCAGCGTGGGGTGTGGGCTACTCTAATCCAAGTGTTTTTGTTAGCAATGCGAACGATTGTGTTGAAGCATCAGCGACTCTAGGAACTAACGGAAATTATTATATAGCAATGCACCATATTAACACGGGGTTGGTTGACGTTCTAGTTGTCGCAGATGTTACGCTTTTCGCGGTAACCGGAAGTGGCAATCCCGGTATTACTGCTAGAAGCGGGAATGTGCTTGGTGAACTTGTAACAAGTTCTGGAGGGACTCACTACGGTATACGCATCCAAGAGATTGGTGTTATTCGCGGGGCGACTGTAGGCCCGATAAACGTCAATACCACTTACCCAAATTGTCAGTTGCGAGTGGTCGGTGCGTCGGTTACGTTTATTGCGGCAGGATTGACAGTCACGGCAATCTTGGCATCGTCGCTAACAGGGACAAAGCAAGGTTTTTTGAGTCAAGTCATTAAAGTTTCTGGTGTTGACAGCACCACCAAGTATGACAACTTCAAAGTCTACCCTGCCATTGCCAAGCAAGTGAGCAGCACGACAGTTGCTGAGGATGATTTTAGTGATGCAGGAAATCCTGTCATGTCTGGTAAAGCACTGGATAAAGGTGGGGCATGGCAACTAGAAAATGATGTTGGGGATGCGGATAGTGGCACGGCAACCGTAAATTCCACAACAGGTAAGGCAACACTGGCTGCTAACGGAACAGGAAGTAGGTATAGGGCGCAGAACTTTACTTGCGATTCTGGATATGCTGACGTTCTCGTTCAGTGCGATATGACCTTTATTAATGCGTCTGGTCTAGGGAATGTTTCTCTTGTCGCAAGGGCTGCGTCTTCTTTTTTACAAGACGGGGTATTTGCCTATCCGACTACCGGAACATCACAGTCACATGGCATTTATGAGAGAAACGGTGGCGCACAGTCTCTCCGTGGGGCTGCTACGTTTACGATAACACCGAATACAGAGTATCAAGTTAAACTGCGGTGCTTGGGGTCGTATGTGGAGTTTAGTGTTGGTAGAACCGGTGCTGCAGTAGGTGAGGGTGGAACAGTGGTGGCCAACGGAGCCATTACTGGTTTGACAAATACCAGATGCGGATTTGGCCTAATCGACAAAACTGATACTACCCCCTCGACCGTTGACAACTTCAAGGTCTACCCATTCACCGAGCTTTACGACTACGACAAGGTACTGGACGCGATATGAACTACAAACTGACAATCACATCCCCGTGGACGGGCAGTGGAGTAATGGATGATTCCTACCGTCCCCGCTTTGGTGAGGACTTCGCCTTCATCAGTTGGAGGGAGTTGAGTGTTCGCCCATCCCCAGACTACATGGCCGACCCGAATGTGGGGGTGCTGGAGTGCATCGTGACTGAGGAAGTGTTGGCGCTAATCGAAGCGCACCCCGACTACCATATCATGACCTGTGAGGAGTACGTCGATGCCGCAAATTCGTTCTAAGCATGAAAAACCCGATGCCAGTGAATTCGGTCAGCTTCGTGCCTTCCTTGCTAAACTCGGTATCAGCCAAGCGGCTATTAAAGAAGCCATTGGAGATGACCACAACCAGTCCCGTGCGCAGATCGTGGCGAAACTCACCGTGTTTTGCCAACGGTTGCCGAAGAAACTGGCGTAAGGAGAAATCGATGTCATTACCTTGGGTCGAAGTAGCTAAAAAAGAAATCGGTATTGAAGAGATACCTGGTCCTGAACATAACTCGCGCATTCTTGACTACCATGCCACAACGACCCTCAAGGCAACCGAAGATGAGGTTCCATGGTGCAGTTCATTTTTGAACTGGGTCATGTATCACGCTGGTTACCTGGGCACCCGATCTGCAGCTGCCCGATCTTGGTTGGAATGGGGCTATGCGATCAAGGAGCCCTGTGAGGGCGCCATTGCCATTCTGCGCCGCGGCAACTCTCCGACGCAGGGGCACGTAGGGATCTACATGGGCGCCGGTCGTCATGGCTACTTCAAGCTGTTGGCCGGCAACCAGGGCGATCGGGTCTCTATTGAGGAGTTCCGTCTGTCTGATGTACTTGGCTGGCGCTACCCTAAAGCCGTGAGACTGGTTGGATGAGCGCGCCTACTAAAATCTGTCGACAATGTGGTAAATCGTACTCGGCCGGGTGCGACCAGTGTCGTAAACCTAAACCGCCCTCTCCGCCGCGCCAAGAGGGCCTGGAGGACTGTGGATGAAGAACTGGCGTACTACCCTTGCCGGAAGTGTTCTGGCCGTCTGTGTGGCCATTGAGCCCTTCGTGACGACTGGTGAATTCGAACTGAAGCGCATATTGTTTGCCGGTGGCATTGCCTTGGTATCGACCTTGGCCAAAGATGCCGGCGTTACGGGAACGAAGAAATGACATGAAGTGGTTTCTGATCGCACTTACCATTATGGTAACTGGCTGTGTTTCGGCTGACGTTTTGACAACGTACGACCTCACCAAGTCGCCACCGGAATTGATGTCTTGCCACGCGACGTACAATGCCCTGTGGCACGATACCGATGCCGCGAGCTTCAATGTCTGCGGAGGTTCAGCTGATACTGTTGGCAGTAAAACTAGCGATCAAGCCCCGAATATCTTCGAAATTACGGCAGCCATGGAGACCATTAAAAAGGCCAAAGCTGCAGGGGTAAAGATCCCGTAGAATCGCATTGACAAGCCTGTTGATGAGTTCATAATATGACCAACACCACTACTTTAAAGCTTGGATGACTGTTGAGATGAAAGGACCGCACTCTATGGAAAATCCATGCGATAAGGGCCCTGCGATCGATGCTGTGCGGCAGGCGCAACAGAAGCTGACGTTCGAACAGACCGCGCAAAGCATGAAGATCGACCAGGTATTGGAGAATCAGAAGCAGCTTGGTACTGACATTAAACAGGCTATCGATGGCCTGACCAAGATAATCATGGCCGACATCGAGACTCGCAAGGATGTCGAGCAGTTAAAAAAGGACAGGGAAATCCTCTTCGATCTCCAACGAGTCGACGCTGCTGCGATTGTCAGTCTCCAAAGACTGGCTGACCAGTACAAAGGTGCCGGTATTTTTGATCATTTTCCGATTCTTTGGAATTGGTATCAGCAGCATGAAGCTGCTGAAGAAGTTGAAGACGAACAAATCGCTGCGATGCAAACTCGCACCAATACAGTCTACACCTGGTACTTGGGCGAGCTTGGCTGGCGTCGATTTATCCCCACCGCAATTGCCATCATTGCCGGCCTGCTAGCTATTTACTCCTCCGTAGCAAATTTTGATAAACCCGCAAATGCGGAGCTCGATCATCATCATAGCGCCATGAAGTAATGGCCAATGTTCGATCGTACGCTCCAAGTTGAGGCCATACCAGGTTATCCGAATCGTTGGATAGTACTCCGTCCGTTTAATTGGGTTGAACGCGGCAGGGTCATCAACGTTCCCGCCAACTTTATTACCGATTTTGGTTCCATACCGCTCATATTGATGGGCCTATTGCTTGGCAATGGCGCCGATTATGCGCAGTGCTACACGCTGCACGACAAGCTCTACCGTGACCCGGGCAAACTGACCCGACTGCAGTGTGATGCGATACTCGATCGAGCGATGAAGAAAGCCGGTGCTGGCTGGGCCAAACGTAAAGCGATACGCTTAGGCCTTCTGATTGGTGGTTGGCGAACTTGGGCTAGATATCGAGCGAAAGATGGGCTACATTACGACCCGTAACTACCACTGTCAGCCGAGGTTCCCATGGCCACAAGTGCAAAGATCAGCAGTTGCGTTAGCACCCACGCAAAAAAACATGTTCCAGCCAGCGTCAATGAGGCTTTGAAGAACGATAAGCCGGCTGAAGCTATCGAGGCACTCAATAGCCATCTCACCAGTTTGTTCAATATCCAGACGGCTATCCGTGAGCAGAAGAAAGCCGCGGCCACAGCCTTCTGGTCTGAAGCGATCAGCAAGACCTCCGCAGTCGGTATCATCAATCAAGCTGAGAATGACCCCACGAACGAACTGAATACCTTCAAGACGTTCGAACCAAGCAAGCTGGCCAAGAACTTGGTCCAGCGTTTCGGCAGCATTACGCTTGCCATGAAACAGAAGGTGTTCGAGCGCCGTACGAATCCAGCCCACAAGAAATTTTTGGCCATATTCAACGAGCCCACTGAAGGTTTTAATAAAACCATGGGCCTAGAGATTGAACGACTGCTCAAACTTAAAGGTGATGACAAGCCTGGCGATGTACCGACTTTCCCGTTCCGCTACGAAGACATGCTGCAATACTTCGTTGAGCGGTACAAAAACCGGGAAGTCAACAAGTACAAAGCCGAGGCGCAGGGCTTGCTTCCTCCTCCGGTACGCGCGGCAATTACTGCCACAGCGTACGAATGGCTTGGTCGTGATGGCCGGCAGTCCTTACAGCAAACTGACTCGACTTTGGAACGCATGCTCCGGCTGGAAAAAGATGAGTACCTGCCGGATAACGCCATGACTCTGCTTGGCGATGTAGGAACCGATGCCGAGACTCTAGCCAGAAACATGGGCAGCTTGATCCTGCAGCGTATTGGTATCGAACCCAGTCTTGAATCTGACGCTTTGGCCAGGGAACGCATGGAGCTCAGCCTTGGCTTCATGGCTATCGCAGCCTTGGAGAGCCTTGGATACCTAGAACGGCAAAACATCATCTATAATTATTCTGACACCATTTCAGCATTGATTCATGAAGCAGTCACACAAGATAAAAAATGGCTGGATACTAAAATTAAAGATAATGGGTATTCCCAGGAAGTTGCTGCGGATATTCGTGCCGCAGTAAAAAAAGAAATTGGCATTGCGTGGGGACTTGGGTCTGGCACAACTGGCGTAGAGGCAATGAAGTCCGGCAGAAGTGTAAGCAAACTGGAGGTTACAAGGGAGATCAAAGATCGTAAAGATTTTCTGCACTATAAGATTGGTACTGCCTTCAGAATCTCCTCTGAATACGTCAAAGCTCTGGATAAAAACGTTCCGATCAAAGCGATCCAGGAGATCGAAAACAACTACGCCACCCTCAAGGACAAAGACGTATTCGACCGGCTGTTCAACAGCGAGTCGTCCCACTTTGAGATCAAGTGGAGGGCCCCGAAGGTATCGGGGAAAATCGGACGCAGCCACATTTCAGCCAACTCTTTTCAAAAGGGCAACCTGGAGAAGTACGTCAGCATCCCGTACGATGTCAGTCAGCCGACCATGGATATCTTCATGGCGATGTCTGAACTGATCGAAGCGGAAGTCAAGGATAGCCCTGAGCAACTGGCTCTTCGCGCCACAATGATGACCATGTTGGGGATGCCCGACACGGACAGCATGTTGGATGTGCATTCGAAAAATGCCGTAGGGATCCAGCGTGGAATTGAGCGCGATTGGGAGAATGTTGAAAACTACTTGCGGGAGCGCGCCGAACGAGAGTCCGGGGTGTTCTTCATCGAATCTGAATTCCAGAACAACATGCGCATGCTTCAGCGGGGACCGATCAATCCCCAGAACTCGAAGATGCACCGCAACCTGTTTTCCCCGGTGGGTTGGACCACCAAGTTCAATCCGCTGAAGGAGCCGAATATCAGTGAGGCCTTCTTCGAGGCCGTAGCCCTGGCCTTTGATATCGAGTCGCTCAAAGAGGGTGGCCCGGCCAAGCAGCGGGCCAAGCTGAACCAGCTAATTTCGGACGATGTCGATACCAGTGGTTGGACCGATGAGGCGAAGAAGAAGCGCGCCGCTATTCGCAACGCTTTGCGAACTCTCCAGTCTGAGGGCGGCATCAACTCCGCAGACAAAGCCAAAATTGTGTCCGAAGCCGTAGCGGCGATCGACAACAAGGTGCACGGCCTTAAAGGCCTGGTGGAGTTGGCTCGCTACCAGCAATTTATGGCTGATGGGGCCAACGGAGACTTCACAACCGACCTCTATACTGAGATCGACGGTGTGAGCAATGGTCCAATCATTGGCTTGCTGCAGCTGATTCCGGACAGCGCCAACAAGCAAGCTCTGCTTGCGATGTTGGCGATGGGAGGTATCAGCGTTCAGCCCGGCGATTTCAATATCGATGTCGAACTGAACAACGAATTCTCCAATGACGCTTACCAACGTGTTGGCCAAGTTTGGGCCAAGCACATGGCAATGCTGAGGGAAGAATGGACGAACCGGGAAGATCCCGACGAAGAGACCGAACAGCTTATTGCTGATGCCAAAGCGATCGGCAACATCATTGGCGCCAAGAGCTACAAGGATGTCATGGATGCAATTGATGCCGGTGGATTCTCGGCTCTGACCAAGTCAACGGGTGTCGTCAACAAGGTCATTCGAACGCTGTCGAAGCCTCGAGCCATGCAGACCACGTACGGCGCCGGAATGCCGAAGCAGACTCGTCTGTTGGCAATGGGCGACGTGCTTCATGACGGGATCTACGCCCGGGTTGAGAGCATCATCAAGGAGCAGCAAAAATTCGAGCGCGCCAACCCGGAAAACGAAGGACGTACGTCTGAGGTTGCGGCAGCTGAGTTCCGGCAGTTGACTGCCGACATCTCGACCTTGATCAAAGCTGAAGTCGACGCGGACTCATTTTATGAGGATGGCGTGCTGAGCGTTAAATTGCTCAAAACCTTCAAGCTTGAGGCCGAACATGTCGGTAATCTGATCAATGCCGTTCAAACGACATACGGCGAGTCGATGGACTCAGCCATCCGAGAAGTTTTTGGATCGACCATGGAAGCCCGGGCGCCGCTGAACGATACTGTGCAGGCGGCCGTGACCATGTACAACTCGATCTTGAAGACGATGGTCGAAACCAAGATCGCTGAGCAGCAAGCCAAGCTGGCTGAGAAGACGACTCCGCCCTCAGCTCACGAACAGTTCCAAGCCAAGATGATCACCCGGACTGATCTTGATGTGATTCTCAAAGAGATCGAGCACCTGATCCCGAAGATCAAGACGCCTTTCCACACGGAAGCAAAGCCCAGCTACTTAGCTCTGGCTCGTCCTGGTAAGAACCGGGATTATGCCGGCACGGCTTGGGTTAAACAGATCTACCGAGAGGATAGCGGAATTGACCCGTTGACTGGGACAGCCGAAGGAATCCCGTATCTGAAGAACCCAGGGATGGGCTCGATGGTTATTGCCATTCAGATGTTGGATTCCATGGTGGCCAATACGCTAATGGGTACCGGGGTCCAGTTCCTGAACAACCATGACGGGTTCTCCCACGGTTTGCGGGACAGTTCTGCAGTGCGCCAGCATGCCAATACGGCATTCAAGCTCATCATGACCAACTACTCGTTGGGCAATGCCTTCGCCGAGATGTTCGAAGAGATCAATGAGCAGTCCGTTGAGAAGTACCGCGAAGTGAGCGGCACCGCCAACATGTTGCTGTTCGGTAGCAAAAAGGGAGAGAGCACCACCAAGGTGGGCGGCTTGATTGGTGACCAAGTCGTGTCCCTGAAGAAGCTCATTGATTTTGGTTTGGTCACCGAAGATGGGGTCAAAGCCAAGCGGAAAGAGTACACCAAAAATGGGGTGTCTCAAGACGAAGCAACCGAGCAGATACTGCTGGATTACTTTGGTTCCCCGGACAAAATGTCCGAGCGGGTTCAGAAATACCTGACCAAAATGAAAGACGCGGCCAGGAAGATGGCCGATCAAACCGTAGCCAATAAAAAGGAGGTTACTGATGCCACCCACTGGTGGGCGCAGTATCCTCACAATGGCCGCGGTGTTCGCGGTGGGAAGAATGGCAAGCTGGTCAATTCGACCGGCGTGGTCTTCAAAGACTGGCGCAACGGGGACGTGCTTGCTGAAGGGCTGATCGATCGGGATCGAGACATCACCCAGCAGATCGCCGTCGATATGCAGAAGTTCATCGCGGCTGGCCTTGGCTCAGCGGATGGCGGGATTTCAACCGATGCCGAGCTGTACCGGAAAAAGGGCACGGTCGACACGATCAACAGCATGAATGTGACCCAGGTGTACAACCAGTTGGATGCCCTGGATTCGTCCGATGAATTCGGTGGCGCCAAAACGAGCGAGGGGCACAAGACCCACCTTCGTCATGTCCTGAATGACATTGTCGCCAAGGTTATGAACCCGCTTGAGCTGTACCGCATGAGTCACATGCAGAACGACGAAACCAAAGGCCGTTGGGTAACCTTGGATTCCGGCGGCAATCGGATCTTCATTCAGACCCAGCAGCAGTCGAATCAACCGGTATCCGGTTTCCTGGGTCACGGGATCCGGATGACGACCGGAGAAGTCTATGTCCATGAGTTGGTGCATCACATTACGTACTTCGGTCTGAAGCACAACAACGAGCATCGTAAGCAGGCCTACGCGCTTTATGATTTGGCCTACGCGGCCTTTGTTGAGAAGTACGGGGAAACGGCCTTCCGGGTGTTCATGAACGACCCTACGGCCGATATCACTGATCCTGCGAACGCGTATGACGTGATCGCCGCCAAAGAACGTTGGAAGTATTTCTTCAACCCTGAGCAGAAGAGAAGTGGAGAGCACGCCGGCCTTCACGAGTTCATCGCCTTCGGAATGACCAACGAGAACTTTAAGCGTGAACTGGCTACGTTGGAGATCCCGCCCAAGGCTGAGCGGTACAAGCGTCCGCTGCTGGGGGTATTCGAGAAGAACATCCAGCAGACGCTGCTAAATCTGTACTCGCTGATCATGAGCTACGTAACCGAAGAAGTCAGTTTGGCATCCAGCAAACGCCGGGTTGATCAGGAGCTGGAGCATCTGGTTGTGATCCTGTCGCAGAAAGACAGCCAGGCCAGGACTTCGCTGTTCAACTTCGTGGATCAGCAAGAGTCTCGGTTGACCGCACTGGGGCTGAGGCTCGATGAGAAAGTCAAAGCCAGGATCTTCGGCGATACCACGGAGTTGGATGCTGCTGAAAAGGAGCTAAAGGAGATCAGTGCCAATCCGCCCGAAGTCACTGCGCCGCCGGCCGAAGTCGGGGCATACATTGAGCGGTTCAAAGCAGCCTCACGCCGGGTCATGGAAGCCGAGCTGGCCAAAGATAATGGTTGGCTGAACAGCACCAAGTTGGGGTATGCCTTCACGGTTGCGAAGCGCATTCCCAACATGAACAATATTCTCGGCCACAAGCTGAGGGTAGCCCTGAACTGGTACAACAACTCAGAGCGAGGATTGATCACATCCCTGGCGGCGGAAGTCCAAGGGGCTACCGTTCGTCTGCAGCCATTCATTGATCTGCTGCAGTACCGCAAGCACGCCCTCGATCAGGCCAAGATTTCGAACTCGATGCGAGTCCGTGAGGTGGTCAACGGCTACTTTGAAAAGCCGCTGTCTGTCGCGGAAAAGTCCGCTTTTACCAAGGCCTTCCTCAAACCGGACGTATCGTCCCTGTTGGATAAGGCAGCCGACAAGAATACGATTCTTGGGTACATGATCAACGATCAGCAGCGCGCGGATCGATTGACCGTTCTTCGTGAGAAGATCCGGAACGACAAGGCCCTGGAGCCTTTCGAGCATTACTTCGAAAATACGACGACCGACACTGCGTTCTTCATGATTCACTCAGCGGTCATGGATGAGCAGGGCGTGCCCTTCTACAATGCCCGGAACATCGTATCGCTCAACGGAACGAGCGAGCAGGACGCCATTACCGGGGATGACTTTGATAAAGCCATGAGCATTGTCGATGAAATGCTGACGCTCAAGGCGATCGGGTACACGGCCATGAAGGACCGCCACGCAATGGCGGAGCTGATTCGTCGGGACTGGAAAGGGGTGGAGCAGGCGCTGACCCATCACAATACGATCAAGGCGGAAGCCAAGCAGAAGCTTTTCTACGGTGATGACACCCTGATGATGAAGGGGTACACCAAGCAAATCATGAACCACCGGATCGATGTCAAGTATGGCACGATCATGGATCAAGCGGAGATGGAAGCCAATGGGTACACCCGGTCGGTCGACCCATTGCCCCGGGATGATGATGACCCGATCGGCACCGACATCTACCTGTACAAGTCCTGGTTGGGCGGGGTCAACGATTTGCAGACTGGCGTGGCCTCATACACCCAGAACAAGACGAAGGGCACCTTCGCTTACGACATGATGCACCAGCAGCACGTAGCCGCCAAAACCCTCTTGGATGCTACTGATCAGCACAAGGACCACATGCGCAAGGTCATGGACAAAAAGATCGAAAAACTGTTCAAGCCGCGGAATAACCAGCGCATCACCGGTAAGACCTACATGGTGCCCCAATTCAATAAAAAGGGCACTCTGGTTGAGTTGCGCTACATGATGACGGAGCACACCAAGGATTCGCTGCTTGAGCAGAACAGTGAATTTGACCGGATCTTGGGAGGTATGACTGCCCAAATCATTGATAAATCCATGACCCCGGAAATCAACTCACGCTTGATCAGTGAGCTGAAGCGGCTCTACTTGGCGGAGCATAAAGACTACGCCGAGGCATACGTTGAGATCTCCCCCTGGTCGACCAATAAGCGGTACCGGGACATCTACTTCCAGTTGCCGCCTAATGCCCAAAAACAGATCAAATCTGAGTGGGGCGAGGACCGCATGTTTGTTCACCAGGACATTGTGGATATTGCCTTTGGACAGCGGCATTACACGATTCTGGAGATGCTGCGCAAGAGCCCGGAGGAGCGTAATATCCTCGAGATGATTTTGACGACGGGTATTGAATTGGCATTGTCTTTCGACAACCCACTTTATGCACCGCCGGCCAATGCCAACCAGCGGAAAGGGCGGACGCTGCACCGAGCCAAAGCTCTGGAAGACGCCGCTATCCAGATGGTCAAATGGGGCAAGTCCAGCATCGTCGTCAGGAATCTGAAGATCATCCTGGGTAACCATGGCAGCAACATCATGTACCTGAAGTCCAAAGGCATGCCTTTGCTGCAGATCGCCAAGTACAACAAGGAAGCGGCGCTTGGTGCGTACCAGTACCAGAAGGACAAGTACGAGTTGGATGTAGCCCGGGATAGGGTGATGATTGTGAACAATCTCCACTCCATGAATGCGGCGGATAAGCAGAAGGAGTTGCGGGATCTGCAGCGGACAATTTTGCGGTTGGAAGACGCGATCGCGCGCAACCCGGTCACCGAGTTGATCGATCGTGGATTGATGCCGTCGATTGTCGACGACGTGGAAACAGGGCACCTTCAGTCGCCATACACGCATGGCTTGGAGAGGGGTGCTGAGAGGCTGGGAGAGTGGCTGCCGGCACCGGCAACCAAGCTGGGCAAGGTTATGTTCATGACGGAGGACACTGAGAGCTACAAGATGCTCAACAATGCCGTCCGGCTGACTGACTTCACCGCGCGTTACGCGCTGTTCCATCATTACGTCAAGAAGGGCATGAGCAAAGACGAGGCGACTCGCCGGGTCATGGACGAGTTCATCAACTTCGAGCTTCCCACGCACCGGATGATCGACTATGGTAACCGCATCGGATTGCTTTGGTTCACGAAGTATCGGCTGCGCGTACTGAAGCACGTCAAAAACGTGCTCGTGGATCACCCGGTATCCTCATTGACGACCTTCATTGTCGGCACACAATTCGGGGATACCAACATCATCAACTCGGCTTTAGGCGTAGTTACTAATCCCACAATGAATTTCGGGACGTTCTACGGCGGCCTGGCGGCAACAGGCGACACGATGATGATTGATGGCGTACAGACGATGGAAAGTATTTTGAATCCGTTCCAGTGAGGGTCTTATGACTATACCCGCCAGTGATGTTATCCAAGACGAAAGTCGTCGATTTGTATCTGATCTACAGATAGCCCAATGGAACGCAGCGATACCGGCTCCCGGCGTTATTGCGTTTCAGTCATTGGTTTTCCGCCGGTCACCGGTGATGATCGTCCCAGAATCACAAGAGTGGCCTGAAGGCGGAAGCTTTGCCGATCCGGTTCCGAGCAACGGATTCTGGACCAAAATCCCAGTACCCGGGCCACACCCGCTTTATGTGTCGATTCGGATATTCACCAGCGACGGCGCCTATCCACAGGACCAAGAATGGTCTCCTCCAGTTATTATGGTGGAGCATGGACAACAAGGCGCTGCAGGCGCCGCAGGACAAGACGGTACACCAGGCACAAACGGCACTGCTGGTGCTACCGGACAAGCCGGCGTAAATGGATCAGCCGGAATATCGGGCACATCAATTCGTTGGGTTGGAGAAGCAACATCACACCCAATAAATCCGGTTGATGGCATTGCTTACCGTAATACGGTCGATAAGAAAAGCTACGTTTATTATGATGATACCGATGATGGTATTGCGAATGGCACCTGGTACCAGATGACAGTTGACGGAATCGATGGGGGCAACGGAGACAACGGGATTTCCGTAGTTTGGAAGGGGGAGTACGAGGATGTTGCCGCACTAGAAGCGGTGCACGGAAACTCTGAGCTCAACTGGGCGTATCGTGATACGACCAACATGCGGGTTTACATTTGTGTAAACGCAGATCGTCCGCCCACGTATGAACTAATGGTTGTGGATGGAACTGATGGAGCGAATGCCTGGAATGGTATGACGCTCATGGCCTACAAACGTAGCGCTGCTGCACCTATCGATAATCCGGGGGAAGTGATCTACGATTTCACGGATGCCAGTTGGACGCCAGGAAACGGCTGGAGCAAAACAATTCCGACAACAGATGGCAATCCGGTTTGGGCTGTAGCTGCAACAGCCGCTGCACAAGCCAATACGGATACGATACCTGCAGAGGACTGGTCAGGGCCCGCCAAAGTGGCTGAGGATGGCTCGCCAGGTCCAACCGCGGTCATGGTATTGATCTTTCAAAGAACAGACACTGACGTGGCTCCTGCGTTGCCGAGCGTCACATCAACTTATACGTTCGCTACTGGAGCCGTAACTGGACTGAATAATGGCTGGGCGAGCATCATTCCGACTGCAACCGCGACTAATAAATATCTCTGGGCGACTCAAGCGACGGCTTTAAGTTCTGAGGCCACTGATGAGATTTTGGCAGCCGAGTGGCAGGATCCTGAAAAGCTATCTGAAGATGGGCTTTCGGTTTACATCACTTACCATGATGGCCCGGCTTCAGCTGCGCCTCCGGCCAAACCGACGAATGTCGCCGGTACTAATAATGGGTGGCATACGGATCCCACGGCCGCGGCGAATTGGATGTCGCAAAAGGTCGACAATGGAACAACGACGGCTTGGGGCGAACCGATCCAAATCACCGGTCAGGATGGTAGTCAGACGTTTCGGCCGAACGAACTCTGGAATCCCGCCGGCGCCCTTGGATATTCGCATTGGGTAGCAATTGCTGGAACACCGGCTAATTGGCCGGCCATTAAGGCTGACGGCGAAGGCTATTACTGGAGCCTCGGAACTGCTGGGTCAAATTTGAATTATGCTCTGGGTGGCGACCTGATCGCGGTCACCCCCGGACAAGATATTTGTATCAGCGGTTGGCTCAAAACGACGGGGCTGACTGCCGGTGAAATTGGAGTCAAGTGCGTTTATTATGACTCCAATAGCCAGGTCATTGGGACGGCCGGACCAAAGATCAGTCGTACGTCTGTGGGCGATTTTGCTTATTACTCGGATGCCAGTACGGTTCCCGTAGGTGCGGCATTTGTTCAAGTTCAGCAATACGCTTCTGGGTTCTCCGGGCTGACGAATGTCGGAATCCGGATGATCAAGCTTGAATGGGGCCCCGAAGCTACGCCGTATAATGACCCATCTTCGCAGGGTACGATCGGCGCACCTGAAGGCACGTATGTAGGTACCAGTGATGCGTTGACGGTATCAGCTGCAACGGTCAACTTTGATCTTCGAAATGATCGGTTGGGTACGCCGATCAATGATCCGGCTGCAGTAACCGCGAGCAGCACGCTTAATGCCGATGGCTCAGCCAATTTGAAATTGACGTGGACCTGGACTGCCGGCCTGGCAACCAAAGCACTGGATGACGCCACGATCGATGGTTTCGGCGTCTATGGCTATTTCTCTGATGCAGACGCGGCATACGCATTCGGCACAACTCCGGGCAGCGAGTACTGGTTTCAGTTGGCCCCCGATAAACGGGAATGGCAATTTCATGGTGTGCCGGCCACTAAATTTTACACCCTGGGTGTTGTGGCTTTTCGATCGGTTGATCCGGATGTTGTTGCCGGACGTTTGATCACTTCAGCTATTGTTCAAGCAACCAGGCATCGCCCTTCAGCTACTGTGGAATTAGCCACAACAGTTGTCGTCGATAACAGCAATAATGACCCAGTCCAATTGGGAGTTATCGCCACTGGTTTGACAAATTTCAACAATCGTAACGACCGTATGAATGGGGCGATTGGAGATCCGTCTGCACCCACCGTGACCTACACAACCAATGATGATGGCAGTGCAAATGTTAAAGTCACTTGGGTTTGGGGAGGCAATAACGATCAAATTGATGGGTGGCTGTTGTACGGCTATATGAGTGATACGGCTGATGGTTATGTGATGGGAACCACGGTCGCTAGCGAATACTCGTTCACGGTGGAAGCAACAAAACGTGAGTGGAGTATGCAAGGAATTCCGGCCAATAAATATTATCGATTTGGCCTTAAAGCATACAGAGTAGTTGATCCAGATATTAATGCTGCTGGGGTAATCTACTCAATTTTAACTTCATCGACACAAACGCGTCCTGCAGCGACAGTCAATATTGCTTCAACTGTCACTTTAGATACGACCCCAATATCTACAATTAAGGCTACAACTACAAATTTTGACGCCCGCAATGATCGTATGACTGCAGCCGGTTACCCGATTGCTACGCCAACATCTCCGGCCGTTGCTTATGAAGCGAATCAAGATGGCAGCATAAATTTAACGTTTACTTGGGCCTGGGGCGGAACAGAAGCACAAATTGATGGCTTCATCATTTACGGTTACATGAGTGACACCAACGATGGCTATTCATTTGGATCAACACCGGCCAGTGAATACATCTTTGAAGTTACTGCAGAAAAAAGGGTATTTAAGGTACAGGGGCTACCATCCATTAAGTTTTACAAGCTGGGCGTTAAAGCGTACCGGCGCGTTGATCCGGATATTGACGCATCCGGAATTTTGTACTCTGCAATGGCAGCGTCCACTCAAACGCAGCCAAGTACGGCCGTTTCCATTGGCGGGCCACAAACCTATATTCAAACCTTCGATAAATTTACGGATTATGTTTATTGTGGGGCTTTTGTGGCCGGTGCTACGTATTTGGCGGAACGCACCAGGGTTGACATTGTCCATGCGACAAACAACCAGTGCTATTACGCAAAAACGTCGGGGATCAAGAATACCGCACCGCAAAGCGATTCGACCAACTGGGGCGCATTGACCATTACGCAACTGGGTTACACGCCGACTTGGAAAGGCGCCTGGTCAACTGTTGCATACGCCAAAAATGATGTCGTCATTGACGCGTCTTTAGCTTGGGTCTGCACTGCTGCGCATACTGGATCTACAGCACTTCGGCCCTATAATGGCACCGGTGATTGGCACCTATATTGGAAAATTATCAACAGCGGCGTTTACATTGGCCCGCAAGGAAATGTCGGATTCAGCGGCATTCGCGCGGTATTTGGAACACCTTCGTCGACCAGCATGGTTATCCACTCTGTCTACGATCGATCAAATGGATGCGTGGATTTTTATCATGGTGGCATCAATAGCTCGAGTCGTTTTTTATCACTTGGGTATAACCCCGGCGCTTCAGTTACTAAAACGATCGAAATTGACCATACCGGTAATGCTACGCTGAATGGGTACAATGCGATTGTTGGCCGGGTAGATAACAACTCAGTTATTGAGGCCCACAGCCGTGGTTCTGGTTACCCCGTATATGGCACCATATCGTCTGCGGCATCTGCGATTGCCGCACTATATGGGCTAGCTCAGAATGGTTATTCTGGCATACGCGGGGACTCTGATTACTATAACGCCGGCAATCCAGACAACAGCGGGGCAAGCAATGGTGTTTATGGGTATCACGCGTATGGTGGAAATGGGGTTCGTGGTCGATCTGTCAGTGGCCACGGTATTCGAGGGATATCTCAAGCTGCCGCTAAAGCCGGTGTTTACGGAACCAATGACGCAGCTGGAGGAATAGGCGTCCTTGGGGAAACCAGCGGATATGCCGTTAAAGGCGTGACAACCGGTACTGGTTATGCCGGGGTTCGTGGCGAAGGTGGCACTAATAGTGTAGGGGTATCTGCAACATCTGCGTATGCAGCTCGTGGTGCCGTTGAAGGTACTAATTCCTCAACAACCGGATACGGAGTTAAAGGAATAGCAAGTGCCGCCAGTGGTAGCTGTTTTGGGGGTGTTTTTGACGCAACATCTAGTGCAAGTGGGGTTGGTGTTTATTCCACAGGCACCGCTTGGGACTTTTATGCTGCTGGCGATACAACTGGATTTTATACGGTTTCTCCTGGCAATGATGTTTATTACTCGAACTCTACATCTTATGGCCCTTTTACAGGGGCACACGATGGATTAGTTACACATGATTTTAATGCAGAACCTGGGGATATTATTATTGATCTAGGTCCGCTTAATAAGAAAGGCATTAGTAATACGATTGGACTTCATTCCGTTAGTACCCAAGTCAAACAAAAATCAGCTGTAGGTGTCGTTATTTCTCTTGGAGATTTAGATCCAGAACAAGCTATTGTTGCATTGCCATACCCATGGCCTGTGGATTATTCGTTACAATATAGACGGATTACATTTAATGCTGTTGGTGAGGGCATGATCAACGTATGTAAAGATGGGGGCAATATTGAGATAGGGGATTACATTTGCTCAAGTAACCGTCCAGGTAAAGGAATGAAACAAGATGACGATCTACTGCATAACTATACGGTAGCTAAAGCACGTGAGGCAGTAGTCTGGGAAGAAGGGGATGATTCAATTAAACAGATAGCTTGCAGCTATCATTCTTGTTAGGAGGTTAACATGCCGCGCCAAGTCGTAATTCCGGCCAAAGCTGAACAAACGTATTACGAAGAAATCTATGAATTCAGTTGGAGTTTGGAATCACGCGAGATGCGAATCTCCATTTGCAAAGGGCATCTTGTCGATGGTGAATTCGTTTTAGATCCGGCTTTGGGAGTTGAGACTCTGATCATCTGTGGGGAAGACTATGCAGATTTGATGGCTGATGGTGGCAATGGCAAAATGCCAGGTAAACCAAAAGGTGAGTTTCGAAAGTCTGATCTGTACCAGTTCATTGATAACGCGAAACTTCGAAATCCGCATCGGCCGGTGAATTGAACAAAAGCCCCGGTTACCCGGGGCTTTTCATTGGAGGAGAGGGTGGGATTCGAACCCACGGAACCTTTCGGTTCATCGGTTTTCAAGACCGCTCCCTTCAGCCAGGCTCGGGCACCTCTCCACGTATTGCGTGTCGAACCAGTTGTTCAGCTGCAATGATTTCATGGCGCATTCGCTCCAGTTGAGAGCGATGCGCTTGTTGCCGTTGGATCCAATCTAGGAACATTGCGTTGACCGCAATATGCCCGGCGTGAGATTGACCTGAATCCGGATCGAGAACTTCGCCCCGGTGCATGGCATTAACATGGCGCTTCAGAGCCGCTGTGTACCGAGCCTCGGCCCGATCCAGCGTCTGCCAGGAATACTCGCCGTGTGTTTTGGCTCCTTGGGTAAGGATAATAGCCATTGTCAATTCGAATTCAGGAACAATCAGATCAAAGCGGGCTTTGCCGCTGTCAAATTTGGCGCCCTCGCCCGGGGGCCTACTTCCCGTATCGGTCATAGAATCCTTCCTTCCGTCCTCGATTAAGTCGGATCCCGCAGTAGACCAGCAGCCAGGCAAAGTAAATGACGCCGATGACCAAAAGGAATGGGAGAGCTGCCAGGCCTACGAGTAGGCCCAGCAGTATCCCAATTGCCAGGAGTGCATCCCATGCCCGGCGCATGGTGATTTACCCGCCGAACAGCGGACGAGACTCGGTCTCTTCGACCGGCTCACTGTCGACGTGTGCGTTGAACATGCCGCCGGTGGACGGAGCTGCTTCGGTGACCGGTTCAGCAGCGGCCGGCTTGCGTTCCTTCTTGCCGGTGGTCTCGGGCTCGTTGTTGATGTCGATCGTGGCAGAAATGCCATTCTCGCCACGGCCGGCAGTCATGTCGACGACGATGGTCTTGCCGCTGGTGCTAACGCCCTGGTTGCTGATGTAGGCGATCAACGCCTGTTCGATTTCCTTCTGGTTCAGTTTGATTTGCATCGTGAGTGTCCTCCTGGACTCGAGTTGTGGTGGTACCGGTTTGATCCGGTATTTCTCAGGCATTGGTGTTAAGCGTTTGGGTGGAGAGAAGATGACGCGGGCTAGCTCGAATAAGCCTAGCCCGATCACCACTGGTACCGGCAGTCCTGGTAGCCGGGCCATAGGACTAGCCGAAAAGGCTAGTCTTGGGCGCCGCATCGCCGGATGCAACCGGAGCGCCTTTGAGGCCGGCGCCTTTGACTTCGGTGGACTGGTCATCGATCTGACCTTTCCATTTCGCCAGCCACTGGCCGGCGTAAGCGGAGTCGATGTTGTTCTTCACTTCGGAGTGTGTCTTGTGCGTGTCCGGATCGAGGAACTTGTCGATGACGTTGGTGCCGAAGACCTTGCCGGTCGGCTCGTACTCGCCGGTCTGCAGGTTCTTGGCGGTTTTGTCCTGGATCTGATGCAGGACGGTGGCCGCCACCTTCTTACCGACGAGATCCATCAGCATCTCAACTTCGGTCGGCATTTCCTTTTTGTGCTCGAAGTTGTAGAGATTGACGATCTTCTTCTCCTGGTCGCACTTGAGGATGGACTTGCCGGCGACCAGCTGGCACAGGGCGTCGATGATCAGGAAGCCCGGCAAGGACTTTTTCTCCTTGCCGGTGATGTTGCCGTTGGCGTCCTTCTTGTCGGCTTCGTAGAAGGTCTTGTTGCCTTTGGCATCGCCGGAAGTGACCCACTCCTGAACGCGGATCTCCTTGTTGTCGCCGGTGACGAGCACCAGGTTGACGCCCACGGCGCCGGATTTGGCCTTGGTCACGTAGGCCAGTTTGATGTTGAGGTCATAGATGTCGGAAGCCAGCGGTTCACGCTTGGCGCCGCGAACGCGATCGGGTTCGGCGGTGACATCAGCGGCGGTTGAAACATTGTCGAACATGCCCATTTTGGGTCTCCTTCTTAGCCGTGTTGGCTACTGGTAGTATTGATGCAGGCGGTTCAGAACCAGGCCGGCATCGTTGTCAATGAAAGTTTCCGCGGTGGACCACATGCCCATGCTGCTGCGGATTCGGTGAGTGATCGTGTCCTTGGTGATGCGGGTTTGGTACACATACTTGAAGCCCAGGGCCTGTTCTTCTTCAGTGATGGTCAGCAGCGGATTCTGGTAATCCTTCAGCTGATTGAGATTCACCCGGCGTGCAGACACGACCGTTGAGAAGTAAGCTTCGAGCCCGTTGTTCTTCAGCGCGCCCTTGATGGGCACCTTGACTTCGATGACCATTTCGTTCTCGTTGAGAACGCCAAGGACGTGAGCGGTGAAGATCACATTCTTGGTGGACTTAGCCACGTACTGCTGCATCAGATTCTTGAAGTACTGCTGGTAGTTTGACCAGGCCTTCATGGTGTCCTGAGCAGTGAGGACATAGACGCTTTCGTACATATCCATGAGGAAGGTGACGCTGTCCACGACGATCGTGTGGACATCGGCCATCTTCTCGGCGGCCTCGAAGGCCTCATAGACCTGCAATGGATCGGTGATGGTGAAGCCGGGTTTGCCGTCCTTGCCCTTCATGAACTGAGAGGCGAACGGCAGTTTCTTTCCGGATTCACAGTTGAGGTACATCACGCCTTCGGGCTTCGGCAGCGATCGCAAGGATGCTGACTTGCCCGAGGCACTGGGCCCAACGATGAGCACGAGATTGTCATTGGTTTGAGCCATAGGCTAAACACCTCCGTTCTGGTAGTACTTCTTTTGGACCGTCTTGCGAATCGTCTGGTCGATTTCCTCGGCGCTCAGAGGATTGTCCAGCTTGTGATTCAGGCTGTCGAGTTTCATGTCGATGTCGTTGAGGTTGTACCCGGCATCGACGAGCATCAGAGCGTACTTGAGGAGCTGGTTGTTGCGGTTGCCGTCCACCATGTTGGCCATGAACCAGCGTTCAACGCCGGTCATGTCCTGGTGCTGGAGGATCTTGGCTTTGCGCTCGTCGTTTTTGCTCGTACGAGGAATGAATAGTAGCGCGTCAAGCAGAGCCCCATCGTTAACGTGAACTGTGGTTCCATCGAAGGTAGCCCATTTGCGAGAACGTTGTCCGGTTTCCGTGTCGCAGTCGAACGGGAGCCATTCGAAGACATTGCGCATGAACTCCTTGAAGTCCGGCTCATTGAGCTTGAGGACGTAGTTCATGGGCAGAATGACCCGGAACCGGTTCTCATGCGGCGTGTGCCGTTTGGTAGTGTGGATGGTGTACTGGTAATCCTTGAGCAGGATTTTGACAGTGTCGAGTTTGGCGCCGCCATCGACATCGAGGACGACCATGTTGAAGCCGGCCACCATGTCTTCTTCAGCACGCCGGCCGGTGGCCGTGTGATGATTGCACCAGTGATGGTCCTTCATCTTTAGCAACTCGGGGATCTTGTCGAAAGGTGCCTGGACATTCTGATAACCAACGGCGAAATCGCCGCTGTGGCTTAGATACATCTTGTCCAGTGCCGTTTCGGCCAGGGTTTCTCCGGACAGAAATTCGATGTTGCTCTCGAATTTCCGCTTGATGATGACGGCGTTCTTGTAGCCCCAGGCGATCGCCAGTTGAAGCAGATCGGTCTTCTGTGATTGGGAGCCTTTGTAGAAGGCCAGACTTTCGGTCAAGTCGACGTGAGTGGCCTCACGACCGATGCTTGCCAGATACTTGGCCAGTTTCACGTAGTTCTTGTCCTGGTTCATCATCTGCCGAAATGACCGGCCAGATTCTTCTGCCATGGCAATGGCGTGATACAGGTTATCCTCGGTGATTTCCCCGTGGCCATCGATGAATGCCAGGCCGCCGGCGAGCTTGAGCGCTTTGAAATACCGGTGGGAGACCTCAGCCTTGTACATCTCCTCATGCTCGCCAAGCTTGTCAGCCATGTCTTCACAGTGAAGTTTGTACTGGATCAGCTCCAGGCTGACATCCTTGGAGACCTGGATCTTTTTGCCGTAGTTGATGTCGCCGGCTAGCGCTGCGAAGCGGTTGGACAGTGACGCGATCAACTGGTCAGAGTTATGGCTGGTCAGCTTGTCATAGACCTCGGCCGCGGAGAGCTTTGTCCGTCCGGTTCCCCGGGTATAGCCGAAGAAGCAGCGCCGGCCATAGCCGGTCTGGATGAAAGTCCAGAACTCGTCTTCGGTTTTGGCGCCATCGAACAGCTTCGAAGGACAGCCGAACAACATCATGTTGGTCGGAGTTTTGCCTTCAATCTCTTCGGAGCGGACGTTCTCCTTGGTGTTCTTGGTCAGTTTTTGCTTGACCTTGCCCACGTCGTAGAGTTCCAGGAAGGTACCAAGCACGTCGACGTTGCCGAGAAGGTTGGAGCCGATCTCATCGATCTCCAGGTTCATGGCGCCAACGTCGGCCATGAGTAGCTTGTGTCGCATCTGTTTGACAGCCGCGGTAGTACCAGAGTCAAAGGAGAAAGCCATCTTGCCGAGGCTATCGTACTCGCGCTTGACATCGGCCAGGCTCTCCTCGAATTCAATCAGCGGAGTGTTGAGGCTCGGATTATTGTTGTGGATGTTCATCCGTCTGACGGCTAGAGTGCGAAGGTTATTTTCCGACACCTTGGGCAGGGTACTGTCGAAGAAGACCGTCCGGAACTTCTGGATGATTTGATCTTCTAGGATGTTCGTACTGTGGCCCTTACCGATACCGGAAATACCCAGGTTGACGCCGTAGAAATTGACCGGGATTTCACCGCGATCTTTGGTTGCGATCGTGACACGCATGGTTGCCGCCATCTTGCAGATGTAGTAGCAAACCATCATCCGAAAGAATTGTGGGTTCGAATTTTGCGTTTTTTCGCAGATCAGTTCAACAATCCGTTCTGTCGTTGGGTGGAACGTCAGTTTTGACAAATCCCGCATATTGTGCCTCCTGTGCGTAAAAGTCGTGTTTCATGTCCAACATTTCTGTAATCAGCAGCCGGAAGGCTGCCTGAAGTCGTTGGGCGCATTCTTCGGCGTGAATGTTCATGGCGTTCAAGGACGCTTGCCCTGCAGGGGTCAATGGCGTCATGGATACGAAGCGCGCGGTGAGTTTGGTTTCCAGGGCTAATTTAGGCATAGGGGGATTGAAGTCGAATTCAAGTTGTTCTTCCATGGCTTAGATCTCCAGAAGCCCATCAGCGAGCAGCTGCTTCGCCTGAGAGCAGATTGGGAGGGCATTGCAGTAACCACAGGCCTTGGCCATGCCCCGAACGATGTCGATACAACCCTTGCTGCCGTCCTTCATCAGACGGGCCTGGGCTTCAGCAAAGTTGTCGAAGTTCTTGGTTGACTTCTCTTTGGACGCCGGATTGGAGTAGTACTTATAGATGGTGTCGTCCTGCCAGAGCTCTTCCTTAGTGCAGAGCGGGAGATCGGGCTCAGCCTTGGTGAGGTTGGCCTTGATCATGCGGATCCGGCCTTCGAGCCAGTTGTGGATTTCCGGAATGGTCATCAGGCGTACCGGCATCGACAGCATGCGCTTGGCCGGGTAGCCCTTGGCCGCTTCAATCTTTGCCCGAAGCTTGGACCAGTCGGTGAAGGTGAAGTTGATCAGCATGCGATCGCTGGTGATGATGTCCGGATTGAGCCAACGGTAGATCGAGCCCTGCAGCCGATACTTATCGTTGTTGGTCTTCGTCATATAGGCGAAGACACCGGTGGTTTTGTGATCCTCGAGTTCTCCTTCGGCAACGAAGTCAAACTTGCCGCGGACGATGATGCCATCGAGCTCGCGCTCGGCGCGCTTTTCCATGTAGACCGGGATGGAATCCGGTTGGAGTTCGTTCGGTTCCGGATTGACGATGACTCGTTGGATCATCGAATCGGAATAGCCGAGCTTGCGAAGCGCAGGGATGTAGCGCTTGTTGGTCCAGGACTTTTCCACGCCGTCATGGATGGCCTGGCCAAAGCGGCTAGCAACCAGGGTACTGATGTCGATCTGAAGATCGCTGGATTCAACGCGCTTGCCCAAAACAATCTGCCGGATGGGTTTGATCAACCCAGTGGTGGAGATGGCGTTTGGCCGAGGGTCGTAATCATATTCGTCCGTGGCCAGGAAAACGGCCATGGAAAGACCAATTTTGTCATTGTTGGTTAAGCGCATTGGAGACTCCTTGTTTGAGTTAAATTGCGGTGTGCTATTACGCCAAAAGGGGATTAGGCCTTACCAGTTACGGGGTGCCGCTTCACTGCCTTCGTGGACTCCACTTGCCATTCTCTCTCAGAGGGTGCCACCCTCAGTTATAACTACTCAGTTAGCGAAACCTTTCGCTTGCCGCATTGCGCTTGATGCGCAATCGTCTTGAGATTTTCGGCCGGTTAGCGATGCCCTTCAACCGCCTATGTACTTCCGCAAGTGGCGATGCCCTACTCCTTAGAGGATGGCTGCTTCTAAGCCAACCTTCCGCAATTTTAAATGGGTAGTGTGTCAGTTTATGTCACAGGTTGTTACGACGGGCCCATTCGGCCATGAGGACGGCATCTCCATCCTTCTTGAACATAAGGTATGGAAATAGCCGTTGGGCAACCATGAGCGAGAGCGCTTTGGTTTCATTGGCGAATGCCGCAGCTTGTTTTTTCAGCTGGGCACGTTCTTCAGCAGTGCAAGTTTTGTTGGCTTTGGCTACGGCTTTCCGGTTGGGTAGCATGGGAGTCTGCCATTCTCGGGAGTCGACGTAGATGAGCTTGGCGCCCAGTGCTTCGAGGACACCACGAGTGGCCTCATCGCACCGGATCGCCGAGACCGAAGCAGCCCAACGACCGGGATTGATCATTGGGCGCTCGAGGACGACGGTTGCATCCTTGGCATACGGCGACAGCAGATCGGCCAGGGCCTTGATAGTGACCCGCGTGACATACTCTTTGGCTTTGGTGTAGTTCAGGGTCTTCTGGGTAGGAGTGGGGACGTAGACCAGGCATTTGCCACCTTCGTCAAGGACGCAGATGGAGCCGGTAATGCCGTTGTCGATGCCGATGAAGTATTTCATGGGTGTCCTTTTGGCTTGTGCCGGCACTGATCGAGTATGGTCTGGAGATCCATCCCATTCTTCAGTGTCGTTGCGTAAGCCCAGTGAGGGTAATAAATATCGAGCTCAGCGCCCAGCTTGACAGTTGGGTGCTGCAGTTCTTTGAGGCCACACCATCGCATGCAATCGATGATGTTGTCGTTGACCCATTTGGTGATGCCTACGGTATTTCGCCAGAAGAGGTAGATCGCGTCGTGAATCTGAGCACAGAGGAAGATATCATATTTATACGGCGATTTCCATACTCTTTCGCGGAATTCGTTGGCTGCCCGGGAGTTCAGAAGGCCATAAGACTGGCCGAGCATATTGCCGGCCGTGCGTCCTTCAGCAGCGGCTTTATAGCCGAGCTTGCCAGGGCCGTTCATCTTGAGCAACGGAGTGCGCAGACGAAGACCGAAGGCTCCGGTGACGTAGCCATTGAGGCAAGCCTCTTGAAGACGTGCCGCAACCCATTCGTCGGACTCTTTATAGAGCTCGTGGTAGTTCCGTTCAATGGCCAGAGCTGATTCCCGATCGAGACCGAGATTGCTCATGAGGCCGTGATGCGTGCCCTGGTAGGTCAGCAGGAACGTCGGAGCCTTGGAGTCCTGGCGAAGCTTTGGGTATTTCTTTTTGATGCTGTTGATGGACGGAACGGTGTGCACAATGTCGGGCATTTGGGCTTTGAAGTAAAAGTAGGCCCGCAGGCAGTGGCCGTCGTAGCCATCCAGGTACACTGCCATTTTGTTGGTGTCCCGGGTGGTGAGTGCGGCGACCATATCTTCAAGGGAGTTGAAGTCGGCGCCGCCGAAGAGCCAGCCATCGATGCAGCCGAAGCATTTCTTGATCATCTTGCCAAACGCTGAGTGCGCCGGCAGATTTTGCAGGTTTGGATCAGAGCTGGATAGTCGGCCGGAGACTGTGCCGCCCAGGTTGAAGTTGCCGAAGAGGCGCCAGCTGCCATCGGGAAGCTGGACGGCGCCTTCGAAGGCCGGAATGAATGAGGTTAGGATCTTGTCGACCTGAGCCAGGCCGATCAATGAGCGCAGGATCTTGCGGTAGCCGGAGTTCTGCGTGTGGTTCAGAAGCTTGGCTAAGGTGTCGCCGCCGGTGGCCGGCTGACCACCATCGGTCTTGTCGATGACGGTGAAACCGAGATAGTTGTACAGCAGATCGGCGACTTGCTGGCCGCTGTTGGGATTGAAGACCAAGCGCTGAATGCGCGGGTCATCCATAGTGAAAACTTTCTTCTTGGCTGCCGCGGTAAATTCTGCGCATTTACGAGTTTGAACGGCCAGCTGGAATTCTTTGATGATTTGAGAATTTTGCAAGATGCCGGCGTAGATGTCGCGCCGACGAGTCAACTGACGTTTGACCTTGGCTACCTGGTCTGGGAAGATCGGCATGCCGCAGAGCTCAGTTTGTAGTAGCGTGATCATCGATGGCTTGAAGAGCTCTTCGTAGATTGCAAGCTGATCGCTAGCGACCATGAGTGGATAGTACTTGTCGAAGACAAACCAGGTCGACAAAGCGTCCTTGCCGTTGTACTCGAGAAGCTCGGACAATACGATCAAATCGGTGTCAGTGACATCGAGACCATAATTGCCGGCGAACTCATAGGCCAGAATTTTGAGTTTCAGAACATTCTCAACGGCGTTATTGGTTGCCAGATAAGCAATGAGCTTAGTGTCGTCGAAGTTGCGGGTTAAGGTCTGAATACCGTCCAGCATTCCGCGATAATCTTGCAGATCGCGCATCCATAAATTATAGACCATAACTTTGAAGTCGAAAGACCCATTGTGCGGGATGAGCTTGCCTTGATACGCCGTGAAGAATGCATAGAGTAGCCTCTTGATGCTGGCAGAGTATTCACTCCGATCGACTGGGAAAGCAATGAAGTCGTGTTTGGTCCAGGCGAAGGAGATGGTAGCGATGCCACAGTCCCAGAAATGCAATCCGCGTGTCTCAATATCGACCGTCAGCGCAGGATGCTGATGGAGTTGAGTCAAGGCGTTTGAAATCTCCGAGACTGTGCTTGGGTAGAGGGCTGTGTGAATGATGCTCAGCCCGGGCGCCTGGTGGTTGCCCATCAGGTGATTCTTGAAGAAGCTCAGCGCAGACGCGAGCTCCTTGTGGGTTTTCGGGTTGTACATGGCTGCAGCATAGTTGGGCGCGTAGAAGATTGTGAACATCTTCTCGTAGCCGGCAAACGTGCAGTCCATGGCATAGCCGATAAATTCAGTGGCGGCCTTCTGGATACCGGTGAGGTACTTGAAGTACTTGGCATCGGTGACCAAGATTGAATGCAGGCCCAGTTGCTTGGCAGACAGAAGGACGTGCTCCAAGTGCTCTTTGGCCATAGCGGCCGGGCACTTGTCATTGTCATCGTACCAGAGGCTATAGGCGATAAAGCCGGCCGGGTTGGCCTTCAATGGCGCAATGTAATGCTCGAGGACTTTTTGTTGATCAAGATTGGATTCTTTAACGAGGATGGCAACGGAAGCCGTTGCGGCAGTGGAGCCAAAGATAATGTGTCGCATGCGCCAGACTCCGAAGAAAAAAGTGCCCTGGTCCGTGGAAAGAGCGAAGCACGTTCGCTGGGGCCAGACCAGGGCAAATAGCCCCTTTGTAATTACTCGTTGCTCAGTTCGCTGGATTCTTTACGAATTCCCACGAGCAACTTACTGATGGCGCTCATTGCCTTGCGAAAGCGAACGCCTGCGGCTTTATTGCCTTTTCTCTGTTTGGCATCGTCGATTTCCGCTTGTCTCATGATCTCCTGCATTTGTTCGAATTTGGTGGCCATTATGGTCCTCCTGTTGAGATATGCGGTTCCCCGCTGGTACATATTTTTACCGGCTTTCCACCGGTTTGCCGGGTTTGTCGTTGACGGCGTACGATAACGCTTGTGTCCTGTCCCTGAACGCAGTTTGCACCGCCTCGGTGTTACGACCTTCTGATCAGGGTCACGTTGATTCGTGTAGCGGTTACCCGCGAATCCATGCTTCTACGATAGGACATTTTCTCCACATGGACTTAGTTTTGTTGCCACCGGACTATTGCTGTCTGTCTTAACCGCACGGGGATTCAGGCAGATCAGCTCAAAATCGAGGCCGGTCTTTCCCGGCTGTCATCCCGCACTGTTGCACCGGCATTTCTGGACTCTCAGTTAGTTTGAGAGCAGGGCCCTAACTATTAGGTCAGCCGTTAAGGGAGCGAGAGCTCACCCATCAGTTCCGAAGTTTTCGCTTTCGCCGCCGGGTAAGAATGCCTTAGCGGCGGCGCTGAATGCAAGATTTTCTTGCCGTTTGGCTTCGGCGCCCTTGTCTGTACTCAACAGGATACGCCGGACGGCGTTCACCAAGGCGCGGCAGTTGTTGTAGTCGATCTGTCGGATATGGGTTGGCATAATGATCACCCGGGGATTGCAATCCCGTGTTGTTGGAAGAATTTGCGGTAGGACTGCACGGAGATTCCGAGCTTGGCCGCCTTCTTGAGTTTGCTGGATCCGCTGAGCGGATCTTCGCAGAGCAGAAGTTTGCAGTCCTTGTTCACATCGGATACCGGCTCGTAGCCCAGGCGGGTCAGCAGAGCGTTCAGATCTCCGCGGGCGTATCCAGGGCAGGTTCCAGTAGCGCAGACCGTTGT